CGGCGTTCGGAATGTTGTTCCGATTGCCGTGGCAGTGCCAAAAAGATTCCGGGGTGTGTGCCCCGGAATTTGTCCACGAGCGACCTGCAAGTTAAACGGCTCAACCGTTCCGACTTGTGATATTGATCTTATCTCGTGGACAGACATTTTTTTCACACCAAAAAAGGGTTAGCCAAAAAACGCCGTAATTGATGTGATGTTTGTCAGTGTTACATGACATTCATCATCAAAAATCATACCGTGATCTGGGATGCTTATTTGCACATCATCACTCGTGCTAAAAACCATTGAAAGAATGGTTGCGCCTCCGCTGCCGTTTTTAAAAACAACAGCAGGAGACCCAGTCCCAGCAGTTTTCACAACGAAAGACTTCAGACGAGTTCTACCACCTTGTAGGGTGCCAGTTGCCGTTGCTGTCTTAGCAAAAATAGAAGCAGCCATAATGCCCTCCTATTAAGCAAGGTTGTTGTTTTGCTGATACAGAATTGTAAAACGAACTTCCCCAGCGGTTGTTGCCGCAGACGCTGTAACTGTCAAACGAATGTCTGCTGTTCCAGTGTCTTCCCACGCCAGCGCACCACCGGCTTCGGTTGTTGGATACTTACGGCCTGCGGTTGTCCCACTTGCAAAAGTGTTCAGAATTGTAGAGGCACCGCCTACTGTATCCCCAACACTAAGGTTAGTGGTAGCGTTAGCCGCAGTAATAACGTCAATCACACAGTCAATAATCTGGGAATTTGCAGGGATAACAACGTCAGTTACAGACGCTGCAAGTGCACCGCCAGAAAGATCCGCTGAAAAAGTCTGCGCCATAACAACTTGACCAACATTAGCAATGTTTGAACCAAGGGTTGAGCCTGTTGTGTTTTTGATGGTTCCGGCCTTAATAGGACCAGAAAAAGTAGTTGTCGCCATGATTTACTCCTGTCGTGGCTAGTGTCAGATCCACAGTGGATCTGTCAGGGTAAAACTAGCATACACGAAAAAAAGCGAAGCCGCAATTAAGTCGGCTCCGAGTTTAGGGAGGAAACTTACATCTCGTAAGGTTTCTACAGGTTAACAGAAAAAAGGGCGACTGTGAAGCCGCCCTTTAACCCAGTATGGAGGACTAGGATTCTTATGCGCCTGGTGAACCAAACACACAACGTGGGTCTGAGAAACCGAAGCTATAACGCTCACGGGCCTTGAACCGCATGTTGCCTGTGTCAAAGTCTGCTTCCATCTGTGTAGACAGTGGAACACGCTCAAAGTGGACGAATCCACGAGGGGCATCTGTCAAGACAAAGAACGCATCTGGGTCTGTTAGGAAGTCGTTAACGGCGTAACCGTCAGGAAGCATTCCCATTGACCGAAGTGCGTTGATGTCGTTGTCAGCAGTACCGACACGAAGGTTTGACACCATCAGACGCTCTGCAACGAACTGCAACTGGCGAGGAATCACCAGCTTTAGACCGCGAAGTGCGACTTTCAGGCCACGCTCATCAACGAATCCAGCGATGCTGATCAGAGCGTCCTCAAGTGAGGTCTCGTTCAAGTCAGCAGCTGTACCTGGTTCGTTAGCAAACGTGCTACCAGTCGTAAGCGGGTGTGATGCGTCACAGAGTGCAACACCGTCACCGCCAGCAGATGCACCAGCCGTAAACGCATTGTTAAGAATGCTAGCTGCTTTGACCTGCTTTGTGTGTGCCATTGAACGGGCAAGAGCACGAGTGTAGCGAGTAGAGAGACGATCATAGAGATTGTCTTCCACAGCTTCTTCCGTGATTGAAAACGCCAGTGCAATGGTTTCATGGTTGTACCGAGCGGTATATGCTTCGTTGGCATCGTCAAAGTTGACGGCGGAACCTTCCGACTTAGTCGGAGCGGCGCCAAACCCGGAAAGCATGACCTCTTCTTCAAATGCACGATCTGAAGACTCAGTGGTGAAAATTTCGGCGTGCTGGTTTTCGTACCGGTTGTACTCCATGCCAAACAAGGCATTGAGGCCCGGCTCCAGCTCTTTCGCCAGTTGTGCGCGAGAAATAGCCATTTAATGAGCCTCCTTAAACGCCGGTAGTCGATGGAGTACCAGCAGCAATACCACCATTGGCGGAGTTGAAGCTGTTATTCAACCGAACAATTAGACCAATACCAGCTGCTGCGAAATCTTGGTTCTCCACATCATCTTGAATGCCGATGATACGAAGATGCAAGGCAGCAGTAACCGCAATAGTGCTGACACCCAACTTAGCAGAGGAGATACCAGTGGTTGTTGAACCAGAAGCACCCGCCGCAAAGTTTGCGTTAGCGAACACATGACCGCGTGCAGTAGCTTCATCAGTCAATGAAGCGTCTGATGCGATAACGAATGTTTGCATTGGATTGTCATACACGAAGGCTTTGACGGGATGATTTGAATCCGCGCCAGAACCAGGCCAGTAGTTTGAGAAAATTTTCTCACCAGTGGTAGACGAAACGTATTCGCAACCCCAGAAAACACCAACGAGACCTACAGATCCACCAGCCGCCGCGCCAACAATGTCAATAAAGCCAGTTGACAGCGGGATAACAGGGGATCCTTGGTAAATCGCGTTTGTGTTCCCAGAGGCGATACGATATTCAGTCGCACCAGTGGTGTTTGCAGCCTGACCGACTACACCAATCGGACGAAGTCCGAAGGCACCGTTAGTATTTGCCATGATAGCAATACTCCTCTAAAGTTTACTCGGAATCGCGTTTGCGACCTCCGAAAGTTACACGACTCTGCCTCTCATTACTGATAGGCATGGAAGGATGTTGCTCCTTCATGAGATCCTGATCTACAGCCGTCATTTGTTCGCGGGTCCGGTTCCCGTAATACGCGGATCTTTCCTGCGCTGTCTCTTCAGGTATTCGGGCGAGCATTAATCCACCGTTGCCAATAACACCAGCATGTGAACCACTATCAATAACTGCATAATCAAATCCAGGGTACTCATCGGCTCTGACTGGTTCCCATCCCTCACGAAGTTTGGAGTGGACGTTCATTTTGTCGTCATCGCCTCTAAGAGAAGTCCGGATCCAACGATGAGTATATCCATCAGGTGGAGCAGGTGCATCTAATCGGCTGGGCGGTGCCCAAGGTTTTCTGCGCGTTGTTTTTTCGCGGGTTTCTGTTGACCGTGGCTGTCTTGTTTCACTCATGGCTTAGTCCTTTACATACTTGGCGTATTCTTCTAAAGGAACCCCAAGTTTCTTTGCCATAGCCACCTGTGAAGGTGACAACTTGACGGTCCTGCGCCCCTGTCGGTTACTACGAGATGCGGAAGTTGAAGCCGAGGCGACCCTAGAACTTCCCTCGTTTTGCTTGACACTCATGTCATTTGGGAAGCGTTCCCTAAGACGAGCGTCCAACTGAGTATAGTATTCATCTTCCGTGCCGTCAAACCCTTCCGCACGAAGATTGTTATCTATAACAAAAGCGGCTTGAGTCATGATCTCGTCATCACCAAACCAAGTGTTCTTTTCTGCCCACCGTTCCGCTTTGGGATCGGGCTTGACCGCCGGTTGTGCAGCCGGTTGTGCCTGCCGAACTTCCATTGGTTGCTGCTGAACAGCTTGCTGTTCCTGCCGTTGTTTAGCTAATCGAAAACGCTCCTGCTCAATAGAAATCTTTGAAAGAGCTTGTTGCGCGTCAATCATCGCATCAACATCACCACGATCATGTGCATCTTTGTAGGACTGCCTTGCGGTGCCTAGCTGTGAATCCAACCTAGTTCCGTACTCAGATAGATAACCTTGGTCTAGATTGCTTAATTTAGTTTTTAGCTGCTCATTCTCGTTCTTTAAAACTTCAGCAATACGAGCGGCTTCTTCTTTGTCCCGCTCTGCGTAACGATATTTTTCCGTTAGCTTTTTAATTCGCTTCTGGACGCCTTTGCTGTAGTTGTCCAGTTCTTCCCCATTATCTTTTTCAGTCTCTACTTGAGGAGCTTCTTCTTGTACCTCGACCTTTTTCTGGTCGTCATCAAGCACTACCTCAACATTTTCTTCTTCAATCGCTTGAGCTTCTGCCATGTTCATCTCCTTAGACATGCTTAACATCGTCAGGCTCAAGGATAGTGGCGATTACCTCATCATCATTGATGATGCGTACCTCGCCCCCGTCAATCTTGAACCTTGATCCCGCATATCGACCAATACATACCCACTGACCTTCCTGACACCATGCTTCAGGATTATCACCAAACTTGTTAGGATCTTGATATGCTAATGGTCCTAGCTTGAGAACATACGCTACAACAGTAGCTAATGCCTCTCGCTCACGAGCCTCAGTAGGAATAATGATGCCGCCCTCTGTTTTTGCCTTGCCTTGATAAGGCATAACAAGAAGCCGCCAACCAGTTGGTTGCGGCAGGCGTTCTGTTAAGGATTTGTCTAGAAGACTAGGGTCTAAAACCCGTTTGTCGGTCTCTACATATGCAGATTCTGAGGAAACTGGGTCTTTTGCTTTTGATCTCGCTATGTGATCAGGAACGTATAATGTCTTCGCCATCGTCTACGCTTCTCTCCAGCAGGGCTTTGATTTCTTCTTTGGCATAGACAAGTCCCTGTACTTCTCCAACCAACCGCTGGTACTGTTCAAAGTTCTGAACACCACCAGATGTTAACATGTCAGCGATCTGTTCTTCTCGCTTCGCCAACAAGTTATAAACAAATTTTGCGAAGTCTGCAACATCCATTATAGAATATCTTTGTAGTCTGCTTGTTTATCACTTGTGATAGGGCCACCTTCTGCCCAACTATCGCATGTGTTCTCTCGCAAACAGACAAACTTCCATATCTGACAGTAACCGGTATTACCAGACTCATCATCTATGCAATCCAGCATGTCTTCAGTTTGATTGTACGCCGAACAACTACCACAAACTTGATCAGAGCGAAACGCCGAGCTAATGTTTGGCTCTCTGTAATTTGCTTCGTCTACCGCAATATCACGGTTTTCTGCGTTTAGTTCGTCATCTTGGGTAGGCAATGGACACTTCTCACCATCACCATCGTCTGACATCTTATCCACAGGTATGGCACCATCCGGTAATATGCTAATCGTGATAATCGGCATTAGTACGTTCCACTATAACCGCGGCCAGATGTAGCAATACCACAACCCCTGCCCTTGCTTGAATTGACAGACATCCCGTCACGATAACCTTTAACCTTGCCGCCGTACTTATAGCCAGGACGTTTTACCATGCCGCCGCCCATCATGCCTTCACCGTCTCCCATTTGGAAGAGTTCTGCTTCGATCTCGATGATCTTGTCATCATCATTGTTCTCACGAGCGTCCTCAAGCATCTGCATCAGCATCTCTTTGCGAACATCCCCGCCCTCGGCGTAGTTAATCATGCCGCCGCCCATCTTGCTATTATTCATAGCCTCAAAGTCAGCCCCTGTAATCGAATCACGAGGTTCTGCCACACGGGCGATTTTCATCTGTTTTTCAGTATATTTGTTTTTCGGCATGAGAGACTCCTACTTTTTAAAGAACTTGGTTGCTGCCCTTGTGCCAAAACTGGCACTTACGATAATTCCTAATGTGTAACGATAATACTCAGGCATTGCTTCCAACGCCGTAAAGCCGTCCGTTACTATTTGCCGACCCCAGTCTCCACAAAAGGCTAAGACCAAAGGAACAGAAAACAAAATTGTTAACCACTCGTCTTTCCACGAGGATGCAGAAGCATCTGCCATTTTGAGATCCCAGTCAATCTCTCCGGTGGCTTTCTTCTCCATAATGACCGCTTCAGCCTTGGCCTTGGCAACCTTTGCTCCGGTCTCCGCCTTCTTAGTCTCGACCTTACCCTCAAGCCATGTGCCGGCAAGATTAGCAATAGGCCCTATCAATGCCTGTATCATTAATACAACTCCTTACTTTCAGGAACCATCACCGGCTTACAGTAAGCTGTAGCTTTGTGCTCTGATGGAACAGAACCGTAGTGCTGATAGTTCCCGTACCTCTTTGTTATCTGAGCCGCAAAAAAATTACAATCTGTTACAGAACGAAAATACATGTCCTGACTCTGTATCTTACCACCTAACACTAAAATAAGCAAAAAGGCGTGTGTCACTTTCGATTCATCCATGCGGTGGCGCCCATAAACGCACCAACAATCCCTGCTCCAGATATGTAGAACAGATTGCTTATGTCGCTTAACGCCTTAACCCTGTCCAAAGGAATAAAGAACATAGCCAAAGTAAACACACCCATTGATATTAACGTGTAACGTGCCATTCTGAGTTGCGCTAGATTCTTGCGCAGTTCATTCTCTGTCTGTTTTATTTCTTTGACATGCGACAGTTCCTCATCA